CGTGAAGAGAGAACTGACATTGACGAAACACTAAACTTTGATACTATTACAGAAACATAATGGCAAAAAGAAAAGTACCAAGTCAAGCTGCGAGCGGTGCGGAAACATTTAATGATTTTTTAGTTGGTAGACAAATAACGGATGGAACATCTTCCTTAACCAACACGGTTTTCTCTTTGGATAAAGTGATACCCCAAAGAGATTCAAAGAGTTTTTCAACAACACCATTTTCAGAATTTTTAACTTTAGATTCGATAAAACAAGTTGATGGTATTCAAACCACAACAAGAACAAAAACAAAAAAAACCAATGAGGTTAGTTTTAAATCGAATAAAAAATATGCGGATAAATCATTATTTGGTTCCTTATCTAGCCGTATTTTAGTTTCTCTAACGAGAATTATTAATAAATTTCCTGGCGCTATTAATATTGTTGCTGATAGTCCGATAAGTAGTTCACCATACAGTGTGTCGGGTTCAACATACGACGACAGTGCTCACACAACAATATTTTATACTGAAAGAAGTAAATTCTTCAACCCATTTGATTTGGTACTTATTGAACCAAATTCAGTAATAAAACCTGAAACAGAAAATGAATTAAGGAATTTTTATTCATCATATACCAAATATGTTATTGTTGTTAACAATGTCACATACCCAATTCTTGAATATACGGAACCAAATGTTGATAATGTTATTCAATTTAAAGTTTATGGTCAACCGTTTACCGGTTCTACTTATTTAGGTAATGTTTTAATTAGACCAAATGATGGACTCATAGAAGAATTTTTCTCAGGTCTTGATGATTTAGAACAATCATTATTAAATAGAGAAACAAATCCCATATATACGTCAAGTTTTAGAGTACCTAGAGATAGTCAAAATAACTCAAAAACCTCTTTAGTAAGTGTAACAACATCATGGCCTTTATCAAATGATGGGTATAACATTCAAATTACCGGTATAGATTATGAACTTTACGTAACAAGATTAAGTGATATTGCAAACGAGATTGATGATTATAAATCAAATTTAATGGTTCGATTTTTATCTTCTCCTCAGTTATTTGAGTTTGATACGGAAGATAAAAGAGCGGAAAGTGTTTTTCAATTATATGGACAGAGTTTTGATAGTGTAAAAAAATATATCGATAATATTGCTTACATGAGAAATGTGAGTTATGATTCGATTAATAATTTACCTGATGTATTATTAAAAAATTTATCTGAAAACCTTGGACTATCAACCACAAATTTATTTGATGAAAAAAAATTAGAAGATGTTCTTTATACGAGAATAAACACAACGTATGCAGGTATTTCTACCGGTACAAATTTAGTCGAAGCAGAATATGAGTTTTATAGAAGACTTTTAGTTAATCTTATTGAGATATACAAATCAAAAGGAACAAGAAAGGCTTTAGAGTTTTTTTTAAAATTTCTTGGTGCACCTGAACCATTAATAAAAATTAATGAATATATCTATCAAGTTACATCATTACCCGCGAGTTTTGATTTAGAAGAAGACATTTATGAGGCAATTCAAGGAAATAAAACATACACTTTTGCGGTTTTAAACGTTACTGGTTATACATATGAAAAGAAAACTTACACAGGAACAACTTCGTTTGATAGAGATGGGTATCCCGTTAATGAAATTAATGGGTTACCAAGAAGAGCGTACAGTGAAACTGAAGATGTTTTCTTTGAAAAAGGTGCGGGATGGTACGATATAACGTTATCACACCGTTCACCTTTAATATTGGATACCACAAACTCCGTTTTAACTGGTAGAACAAAAACAATTATCACAAAAAATAAACCATACACCTATGGTGAAGACTATTTTAATGTTTTTAGAACATTACCAGGTTTAGATACAGGATATGATTTGGTTTCCGACATAGATAACACCAAAGCTAGACTTAAAGAAGATAATTCAGATTTAATTCTAAATAGAAAAAACATCGAGATATATATTTCACCGGCTAGAGCTATTGATTACGATGTCTTTAGACGTAGTAAAGAATTGGAAATTTCTTTTGGAACAAACAACAATTTACCAACACAAACAGGAAAAACGTTTGTTGAATTTTTAGATACATTTATTCATAATCTTGTAAAGAATTCAAATAAAATTCGATACAAAAAGAATTATATTCAATTGGAAGATGTGTATCGTGATTATCTTTCACAAACCACGGGTTTTACACCATATCACCAAATTACTGTAACAGAATTTGTTGATAAAATTTCACCATATTGGGTTCAATTAATTGAACAATTGGTACCAGCGTCCACACTTTGGACAGGTGGTAATTTAATTGAAAATAATGTATTCGGAAGACCAAAATATCCATATGTTTATGATTGTCAACCCCTTCAATTTATTGAAGAATTATATCCCGATTTTGAAACATATATCGAAGAAGATTTAGAAAACATATTAGGAGAAGAAATTAATTTTAGGTCTTTATTAAGATTGACGGGAGTTACTTTTTATCCGATAATTGAAATAGACGGAGTGATATATGGTGGGGCCGATTATAGTGGATTAACTTCAAATATGTACGTTGTTTTAAGTGGGACAACCAACACTTCAAATAGCGCGAAATTATTTGATTTACAACCTTTAACTGGTTGTACTAGTGGTGTTACAAGTAACGACCCAATCAATTTATCATTGATTTGTGATTATAAAGATTATTTAGAACCCGATGTTGATAAAATCAAAGAATTGTGGTTAGATGCTTTAAGTGAATTAATTTCAGATATTACGATTACTCGAAATAGTGCAGGATACGAACCATATTCCCCATTTACAGGTACAACAGGACAAACATATTATTCTGAAACAATTCCATTAATAAAATGGGAAACATTTACCGATGTAAATGGTGTCGAAAAGGTCAGATTTTCTTCCGTAAAATTAGGACCAAATGATTGTTCTGTTTCTGAATATTTTGATTATAGATTTGAAACGGATTATAGTGTTAACAAGAATAGTAATTTAATGAGTGCACATGTATACGGTGACGGTACCGTATATTGTGAAACCCCAACTGGTTGTACTTTAGTTTCCGATTTATTTATTGAATTAATTGGTTATAAGACGGGTGTACAAGAAGGGACCGATTGGTCATTTTATTTTTATGCAAATTGTATAAGTGGAACAAATGAAAATGCTGACGTTCATATCGAAAAGGTTAGTGATTGTATATACAAATTAACGGGTGTTTCCGAAAATGATGTTATAAATTTTAATGTTATTGATTCAGCAAATAAAGAGGTTAAATTTAAAATTTTGGGGTTACAACCAAAATTTGAACATGACCCGTGTCCCGAACCTAGTGGTAAAACACACACGGAAATTTTTGAAATTGTTAGTTATCAAGGTACATCTGGAAACCCAATTTCATCATATTCTGAAGTCGTCTTTTGTGACAATTACACGGGATATACAATTCAACCAAAATTAGAATATAAAACGAATTTTGATTATGGTTTAAAATGTGATTCAATTGCTTTAAAAATCGATAATTCATTAACAATAGATGATAGTACGACATATCAAGACGTACAATCTTTTATTAGTGGGGGGACAATCACAAAAGTAAATGTATGTAATTTATCCGTTGGTGATTATATTTTATCAGCTGAAGTTAGACCATGTACAACATATTCACATCAGAATATTTTAGATGGAATGATGTCAGGATTTTCTTTCACATATGGATATAGAAAAGTACAAATAACAAGTATCGAATGTTTAGGTTCTGTTAGGAGTAACTTAATAACAGGATTGACTCAAAATAATGATTATGAGGTTTTTGAAGTTCTTCCAACTACACAACTTAGGGTTTATACAAACAAGTCTGTTGAGAATTTTGGTGTTCCTGAAAATGGTCGTTATTTCTTTGATTTTAGATTTCCGGAAGAATTGCAAATAAAACCTTCGGATTTTATTGAACCATGTTGTAATCATCCAAAAGAATTATATAATCATGGTGATTATTTGATAAACCAATACGGATTCCCAATTGAAGTTATAGATGTCGATTTGGATTACTGTAATCCTAATCTGTATTTTAATTTAAATCTTGAAACTGATTGCGGACCATATAACGATACACTGTTAGTTGTTTTTAACGGCAACGTAGATGAACAACTTTTACTTGGACATAAATATGAAAACCACCCTGGTCTTGGATTTGATTTGGGTCAATATTATGTCGACGATGAGTGGTGTCCGGACGTACCAACCGATTTTGAATTATTAAATGACGTTTTTTGTCCTTCTCCACCACCAACACCTTCTATTACACCAACACCAACAAAAACACCTTCTATTACACCAACACTAACAAAAACACCTTCGACTACACCAACGCCAACAAAAACACCATCGGTGACTCCATCTGTAACACCAACTAGTTCTTTAACACCGCAGTCAACACCTTCTACTACACCATCTGTAACACCAACTAGTTCTTTAACACCATCGGTGACTCCATCAAGAACACCTTCTACTACACCATCTGTAACACCAACTAGTTCTTTAACACCGCAGTCAACACCTTCTACTACACCATCTGTAACATCAACTAGTTCTGTTACACCATCGGTGACTCCATCAAGAACACCATCTGTAACACCAACTAGTTCTTTAACACCATCGGTGACCCCATCAAGAACACCATCGGTGACTCCATCTGTAACACCAACTAGTTCTTTAACACCGCAGTCAACACCTTCGACTACACCATCTGTAACATCAACTAGTTCTGTTACACCATCGGTGACTCCATCAAGAACACCATCTGTAACATCAACTAGTTCTGTTACACCATCGGTGACTCCATCAAGAACACCATCTGTAACACCATCTGTAACACCAACTAATTCTTTAACACCTTCGGTCACCCCATCCATTACACCAACTAATTCCTTAACCCCATCATTAACACCAACTAATTCCTTAACCCCATCATTAACACCAACACCGAGTTGTCCACCTTGTTATTTTTATTTAATTGAAGGAACAGGTGGAAATGAGGTTTCTTACATCCAGTGTAATGGCACTTTATCTGCATTTAGTGTATCTAATGGTTCGAGTGATACAATATGTGCCAGACCCGGTACAATCACGTTTTATCCAAGTCCAAATCCGGCACCAAATGTAACACAACAATCACAATGCGGAAACCAATGTTAATAGATTTACATATGATTAAAAAATTAGTATAATATATAATTAAAAACAAAATAGAAATTTGTATAATAAATGGCGTTAATAAAAATAAACACAGGTAACTTTAAGGGTCAAACAGGTGTTTTAACTTTTTATCCTTGTAGTGGCGGTACCATAAATATTGGTACCGTTGTCATGCCATATTATTATGATACTGATTATTATTTGGGGACTTATAGTGTGTATTTTCCATTAGAAGATAAAACTTGTTATGTTCAAATTTCATGTCCAACTCCTTCGGTAACACCAACACCATCCATAACACCGTCTATAACATCAACACCATCCATAACACCATCCATAACACCAACACCATCAGAGACACCGTGCAAAACACCAACACCAACCAAAACACCGTCTATAACACCATCACCAAGTTTTAACCCAACAATTACACCAACTAGTTCCTTAACACCATCCATTACACCAACTAGTTCTTTAACACCTTCTGTCACTCCATCGGTAACACCATCGGTGACTCCATCCATTACACCAACTAGTTCTTTGACACCGTCTGTTACATCTTCTTTAACACCATCAGTTACACCTTCGGTCACACCTTCGGTGACTCCATCCATTACACCAACTAGTTCTGTAACACCATCAGTTACACCTTCTTTAACACCATCAGTTACACCTTCGGTCACACCTTCGGTGACTCCATCCATTACACCGACTAGTTCTTTAACACCATCGGTGACTCCATCAAGAACACCTTCGGTTACACCATCTGTAACACCAACTAGT